TGCCGATCTCAGGAGTGCCTATCTCAGTGGTGCCGATCTCAGTGATGCCAATCTCAGTGGTGCCGATCTCAGGAGTGCCTATCTCAGTGGTGCCGATCTCAGTGGTGCCGATCTCAGGAGTGCCTATCTCAGTGGTGCCGATCTCAGTGGTGCCGATCTCAGTGATGCCGATCTCAGGAGTGCCGATCTCAGTGGTGCCGATCTCAGTGATGCCGATCTCAGGAGTGCCGATCTCAGTGGTGCCGATCTCAGTGATGCCAATCTCAGGAGTGCCAATCTCAGGAGTGCCTGCACCGACAAGCGTTATATCCAAGCTTCCTGCATCGGTAGCCGCAAAGATACAACAACATATTGCTTCGATGATGACAACATTACCTGCGGTTGCTGGAACAACTACAGAGGCGGTACATTGGACGAATTTGAGACGAGGGTAAAAGAAGTATACGCCGGTCACAAGCAATATTTGGCTGAATACCTTGGTTTTATCGAGTATGTTAGAAAGCTGAAAGAAGTTGCTATAAATGGATGATGTAAAACAATGCAAGCGGTGTGGCACCCCGTTTTGGGTCACTAAAAATAGAATATATTGTCCTGATTGCTCAAAGATTGTTAGAAAATCCCAAGAAAAAGATTATTCGCGAAAACCTGCTATTGCGAAATGGATAACGAGAGAAAAGGAGATTGTTAGTCATGGGGCAGATACGGTCAATTTTTTTGAAAAACATAAGTTCTGATGTAGCCGTTGTGATTGTTATTTTAGCGGCAATGATTAATCTATAAGTTTAACCTTATGTAAACTAGATAATTCTTAGTAGAAATATGATGCCCATATTTTTAGATATTATTCGGGGGAAGTGGAATGGACGATTATGGTAAACAGACTTTATATTTCTTAGCAGGGTTTATGACGATAGTTATTGTTTCTACGTTTCTGCTGGCATGCATGTGCAAGTTCCTTTAACGGAGGGAGAGAATTGAGCGAAATAAAGTGGATTAAGTTATATGTCGATGTAATGGACAACAAAAAAATCAAGAGTATTCGCAGGTTACCAGGAGGGAACGACATTGTATTGATTTGGTTTTTCCTTCTGGTTACAGCCGGAGATTCAAACCAAAACGGCGGTTTATTCATAGCTGACACAATTCCTTACCATGAAGAAGATTTTGCGGCTGAATACGGATTTGAGGTTCAGCAGATAAGGTTTGCATTGTTAACCCTTGAAAAGTACGGAATGATTGAAATCTTTGACGACGTTGTGTGGATTAAAAACTGGGAGGAATACCAGAACATAGAAGGGCTGGGCAAGATTCGCGAGCAGACCAGGAAGAGAGTAGCTGAATATAGAGAAAGGAAAAGACTGGAGTCCTGTAACGTTACATGTAACGCTGATGTAACGCAAGGTAACGCAACAGAACAAGAACTAGAAGAAGAACTAGATAAAGAACTAGATAAAGATAAAGAACTAGAACCAAAAAAAATTGGCAGAGTGGATTATCAAGGCGTAATCGATGAATACAACTTGACATGTTCAAAAATGCCAAAGGCTGTTTCTTTGACTAAGCCCCGTAAGGGATCAATCAATTCCCGGATTAGAGAACAAGGCCGGGAGGCAATAACTACAGTCTTTCGATACGCCAGCCAAGAAAAGTTTTATAACGGCGACAACGACCGAGGATGGCGAGCTGACTTTGATTGGCTAATGGGACCAAAAAACTTTGTGCGAATGCTGGAACGTGCTAAATCGGGATTTACTCAACAGAAAAAGAGTGCAGCGCAAAGATTTATGGAGTGTGACGATATTGACCAGGGAAGAAACGAGACGGATATTGACATTGATTGCGAGCGCATGCCCTAACTTCGCTAAAGATCAAGACGTAAGCATGATGTTGACATCTTGGCAGTTCTTACTAAGCGATGTTACTTACGACGAAGCAAAAGCCGCAACGGCGAAAATGATCCGCAACGGTCGTTATCCTAGCGTGGCGGCGTTAATGGAAAATGTCAGGGCTATCCGGTCAAAGGACATTCCAACAGCAGAGGAAGCATGGACGGAAGTAAGCAATAAACTTGACCCTTATAAAACGCCTGTGTGGTCTACAAAGACCATAAAAGAGGCCGTAAGAGTTATGGGATACAAACAACTTTTGACAAGCGAGAATCCGGGAATGGACCGCTCACAGTTCTTCAAGATATACAACAATTTGCTAACGAGAAATATAGACAAGCATGAGAACGAGGTAGTTAGCAAATTAATCGGTGGTATATCAGCAAAGATTGGGCAGATAGGAGAAGCAAAATGATTAACTCAAAGCGCAAGGGTGCTGTGGGTGAGCGAGAATTGGCTTCTAAATTGCGAGAATATGGTTTTAAAGGCGCAAGAAGAAGTCAACAGTATTGCGGCAAGGGAGAAGATAGTGCGGACGTTGTAGACGCATTACCGGGAATCCATATCGAATGCAAACGAAATGAGCATTTAAACGTCTACGATGCAATAAACCAAGCCAAAAGGGACGCAAAGAAAGAAAACCTGCCAACCGTATTTTGGCGTAAAAATAATAGTGAATGGCTGGTTACAATGCCGCTCGAAGATTGGATGACCCTATTTCTTGAGTATTTTAGTTCTAACGAGTTTTGCAACACTCTGCGCATAAATTCACCAGCAACCAACAAAAGCCAGCCACAAACGAAATGTGACAACGAGAAGGGCAAATAAAAGATGATGAAAGAGGGGGCAAACAATGAAATGGTATAAATGTGCTGATGAAATGCCAAGTGAAGAAACGGACGTTTTATTGTGCACGAATGATAACGATATTTTTAGCGGCTATTTTGACGGTGACTTATGGCATACGACATCGGGGTTAATGGGTGAAGAAGATATTGAATATTGGACGGATGATTACGAATTGCCTGGAGATGAAGAATGATGGTGAAGAAGTACAAATGTCCGGTGTGCGGGAATATACAGAATTTTATATTGCATGAAGACTTTAAACTAGAATACGGCGACAATTTAAAATGCCAAAAATGCGATAAGTTTAATCCGTTTGAACAATGGCAAGAAGTCACTGACAATGTATGCGAAATGTGTGATTGGGCGTGTACTTACCGCGGGATTGCAGACAAAATAAAAAATTGCTATAAATTTATGCCTAAAAATAAACAGTCAACTAATTATGTAAACAATGATATAGAAGATCCAGAGTGGACTATTGCAAAAAAATGTTACTCCATATACAAACAAATGCAGAACGAAGATAAGCCAATCAACGAAGAAGTTGACATACTCAAAGACATTGACCCGGATCATTACAAAACCGCAGAAATTCAGCCTATCGAGGTAATGCAGATGTATCTAAGCAAAGAGCAATTTATAGGATTTTTGCAAGGAAATGTTATTAAATACATGCTTAGGGCTGGCAAGAAGGGCGACGCAAGAGAAGATCATGGAAAGCTTACGAGATATGCAGAATGGCTATTTAAGGCGAGTTGTGGGCAGAAGATTGATCCGAAAGAAGGGATTAGTGGTGATAAGCAATAGCCAGCTAAAAACGATTGAGCGAGAATATAAAAAAGGGAAATTTGACCGCCAAATAGCCGAAAAGGTTGGATTATCAATCACAACAATAAATAGACTGAGAAGAGAGCAAAACTTACCTAGCAACATGTCAATATATGGGACAAGGGGAATAAAAAATAAGCTGAATAAATATGCATTAACTTTATATAAAAAAAGATTAAGTGATAAGAAAATAGCAGAAATATTAGGGACAGCAGAAAACATGGTTTTTAACTGGCGGAAACAAAATAATCTACCAGCAAATCATTATTGTGGAGATATTGGCATTAGCTATAAAGAAGCATTGCCAGAATCTGAATGGCCTAAAGCTGAATGGGTAGAACGGTTTATAGGGTGCATGAAAGCCGAAGTAAGAAGAAATGGTAAAAAAGTAAATGGCAAAGAAATATTAAAACGGCTTAAAAAAGCTTACATGATGAGGTGAATTAAATGCGAAAAGCACCATATATGAGTAAACCGGAAATGATAAATTGGTTAAAATTGGGGGTTTTAGCAGGAGAAACAGCCGCAATAGCAGATAAAACACCGGAAAAAGATTGGCATAAGAAATTGAAGACTTGCGCGACGTACTTAGAAAATATAACGCTAGAACGGCTGAAATGTCTTGACCCGGCGCAGTTAAAGTCGGTTATAAGGCGTAGGGATCATACTGAAATAATACTTAGTACCGAAAATCCGGACAGGCTTAACCGCAAAGACCGTGAGAAAGCCACGGTGAACGTTGACGATATAGAAGATTTGGCGGAATTAGCATTAGACAGCTGCACAAGATGCGATTGCAGTAATACTGAAAATTGTAAGTTTAGGCTGGTTATGCACAGGTTGGATTTGCCGGTAGTCAAGGAATTACCAGGGGAAGGGGAGTGCGAATTTAAGATATGAAGACTAATCCTAAAACTTGTGGCACATGCAAATACCGAGATAATGAGCTATTCCGGGCGGTAAAGAAATCCGTATGTGAGCATAGACGCAATGAGGCGGGGTTGCACATTGAGGTAAAAGAGAAAGACCAACCGTGCGGCTGGTATCAAGCGAGGGAGTGTTGAGGATGGACAGTAAATGCACGATAACAATAAATGCCGCAACGTCAAGAGATGAAGTTGTTGATGTTAAGGCAGAGGGTGTTGCTTATATGGTGATGGTTGAGCCGGAAGGAATTAACCCATACGCCTGCTTTTCAATGGCTAAAGATTCTGACCAAAATGCAAGATTATTGTCTGGCTGTGTATTCCAAACTGTAGACCAATTGATTAAGGATGAAATGAGCATGGAGGATATTTACCAGATAATCGAATGGGCGGTAAATAAGGGAATCGAAAATGCCTTAAAAAGGTGGAGTGTTGAGGATGAACAGTATTATCCGAAATGAAAATGACTTTCCGATTGGGCACAAATGTGACTGCGGGGAAGACCATATTTGGCCTTTGTGGGTGGCAGCTCATAAGCGAGAAAGATTAATTCATACATGCGAAAAGTGCGGTAAAAAAGTTGAACTGTATGAATTAGATATTGTTGTAGAATGCAAGCGAGGGAGTGTTGAGTGTGAGAGTAGTTAATTCAAAAATGGTAGAAGAAATGCGCCATCTATATTGGGATTACAAGTTAAGTTTAAGAGAAACTTCTTGCGTTATTGGAGTATCTGACACAACAATAAGCCATTACTTAAAAATAAAGGGTTATGGCGTTAGGACTGTAAGCCAAGCACAAACAGGAAAATGTGAGGAAGAGAGCCGTGGGTGGAAAGGCGAAAACGCTGGATATGTTGCTAAACATATGTGGATTAAAAAGCATTACGGTAAAGCAAATAAATGTGAAAAATGTGGCACTAAAAACACCAGCAGATACGAATGGGCTAATATTAGCGGCGAATATAAAAGAGAACGTTCAGATTATATGCAATTATGCCCATCTTGTCATAGAAAATTTGATTTAAGAAAACCATACTGCAAACATGGACATTTATATACACCAGAAACTACCTATATTGATTCTAGGGGATTTAGACAATGCAGAATATGCCGGGAAATGGCTACAAGGAGAAGGAGGTATTCAGAGAAACATGCAAAGGCAAATAAAGTTTCGCGCATGGGATAAGCAAAATAAAGTGATGATTCCTGTTGATGGAATTAACTTTAATAGTTTGGGATTCCAAGATTTTAGGGATGCATCAATAGCCAGCTATAGCGAAGAAACTGGGAAGATAAGTTGTATTAGACTGTCCGAAGTTGAACTAATCCAGTACACCGGGATGAAAGATAAAAACGGTAAAGAAATTTACGAGGGCGATATATTTCACTTAGGAGACAAAAACATAAAATACCAAGTTGTATGGAATGATACTGGATTTATGGGAAAACAATGCGGAAGTTCTAGTTATGTCGGATTAGAGTATTGGCAAGAACGTATTGAGGTAATAGGCGACATATGGACAACACCGGAATTACTGGAGGAATGAGGGGGCGGGTGCTGATAGATAATACGCTATTCGGCGTTAGAGACAAAGTCCAGATAGCAATTGATCGTATCTGGCATCTAAACGCAGCATAACATAAAAAGGAAGGAAGGTGACATGAATGTTAATTGAAAACACGTTATTTGGCGAAGTGGACAAAGTTAAAATCGCCATTGAACGTATTCAAACATTCGAACCCCCAGAAGGTTATTACGTAGCTTTCTCGGGGGGATAGTGGCAAAGATAGTTGCGTGGTATTGGATTTGGTTAAGCGGGCCAAGGTGAAGTATGGCGCTCATTACAATTTAACGACGGTAGATCCGCCCGAGCTGGTCTATTTCATCCGGGAACATCATCCAGATGTGGAGGTAAATAAACCGAAGAAAACAATGTGGCAGCTAATACCTAAAAATGGGCTACCCGACAGGCGGTTTCGGTGGTGCTGCAAGGTGCTTAAAGAAAACGGCGGTCACGATAGGCTAGTCGTAACAGGCGTTCGATGGGCAGAAAGCGCTAGACGGTCAAAAAGGCGTATGGTTGAAACATGCAATCTAGACCCGACAAAAAGGTACCTAAACCCCGTTATCGATTGGTCTGATGATGAAATTTGGGATTACATACACAACAACAAATTGCCTTATTGCACATTATACGATGAGGGCTTTCAGCGCATTGGGTGCATCATGTGCCCGATGGCGAATAATAATCAGCGTCTCTCCGAGCAGAGACGCTGGCCCAAAATAGCTGATTCGTACAAAAGAGCCTGCGATAAATTGTTCAAGCGGAAAAAAGATAGGGGGCTATCGCTCCGGCCGGAATGGACCTGCGGCAATGACATGTATGAATCATGGATGCACAGGCGAGAAAGCAAAAAGGTTGATCCAGACCAGACGGTGATATTTGAGTAAACAAGCAAAAGAACAAGGCCGTTAGATTAGATATATGAGGGGGTGGGGTAGGTGTGCTGTGAATTTTACAACAAGCGGAAAGTAAAGCACATTCGTAAAGATACTATATGTTTCGGGTGTGGTAAGAAGTTTCTAAAAGGTCGGAGCATGTGGTATGTAGCTGGAAAGTTTGAAGGAAATTTCTTTTCTGAACATCTTTGCAATCCTTGCCAGGAGGAATTAAATAGTGGATATTACAGGGATGGATATGGCTTTGGTGATTTAGGAGCTGGACGTGTTGAACGCGTTAGAGATTGGCAGAACGACAAGCAAAAGAACAAGGCCGCGAGTCAATACGGCCTTGCTCAAACAAAGGAAGACATTACAGGCTTATGCACCGGATTGGGCCGGTGCTAAATGAGAAAGAAATAAGCGATATTGCGCTAGTGCTTGCAAGGGCGTTGGAGCGGATGGAAAAGGTGGCGAGCGAATGAGAGATTGGAAGAATGATTTGGAGTTATGCGAGAAGGCCATACCAGGGCCGTGGAAGATAGATGAAAATGAAGGTTATGGATGCTCAGTTATAGCAGGATACTATGAAATTGCAGGCGTTGACGAAGAAACCAACAAAGCGCAATTGCTAAGCGCTACTATGGCCCGTTTTATTGCAGAGGCCCGTACAGGATGGCCGGAGGCGTTGCATAGGGTGATTGAGTTGGAGCAAGAGAATAAAAAATTAAAAACTGACAATAAGGTGTTAAGTCAACAATTGTTTGATGTTGTTACAAGTACATTGCCGGAGGTAGGTACAGACGAGGACAATAGATGATTGGATGTTTGAGTATCCGATTTTGACAACCATTATATTGATAGCGTTTGCCGCCGCGATCGGCAGTTTAGGAGGCAGACAATGACTAAGGACGGTGATATTAAATGAGTATTATGGATAAAATTGGTACGGTTTTGGATAAAGCTAGGCAGTTAGCTCCTGGTAGATGGGATGATGGCGAGCAACTCGCTATAATTTGCAACGATGCGGTAGTAGTTATATCAATGAGTGATGATGGTAGTAGAAAACTTGGTGTAAATGTAATAGCTGGTAAGCCTGATTATATGGATATTGACCTTGAACTAGTCGAGAAGGCTGAGTGATATTTGTAAGGAGGACAAAAATAATGGCTGATTTATACGTGATTGAAAAACCCGAGGATTTGATTGGTAAAACAATAGCCCATATCGAGATGAACCGTTTCTGTGATCCACTTTTATTAACCACTACTGATGGCGGGATCATGGCGTGGAGAACATGGACAGAAGATGATGGAGATATGGAAACAGATGTTTTCGAAGGTTATCAGGTAGAAGCCCATGTGTTTAATAGTAAAACGACCAAAAAATATCTAATTCAAAATAATATTTGCACTCAAGAAGAAATTGATAAATTTACCGCTGAAAGAATTAAAGAACACCGTTTATATCGCGAGCAGCTGAAAAAGGAAAGTGAAGAACATGATAAGGCCGAATATGAGCGGTTGAAACAAAAATACGAACAGGAGGGCGGTAAGTGATGGCTGATATTGATATCGAGAAAGTGAAAGTTTACGAAATGAATGATTGTTCGTGGTTTGCTTCCAAGTGGGATAAAGAAAAGACTAATCAATATTACAATAATGAAATTGATGATAACGACATTAATGACGTTACTGAATGTGATCTAGATAAGGATGGAATGTGGTATTTGACGGAAGACCAGGCGGATATTGAAGCACTTGGGGATAGTGATGAATTAGTAAACGATATATCAGAGCCGGTTATTGGCGATTTAATGCGTAGAGGTAACGAAGTATTTAAATTCACATCATTCAGAGAAGTACTTAAAGAAAGTGAAGATTTTACTGAACCGTATGAAATAGCTACTACGGAATGGTAATGGGAGGGCGGTAAGTGATGGCTGAGTGTAAACATGTTAATACTTATGCTGATTGGGATAAAGGTACTGTAATATGTGCTGAATGCGGCGCCGACGTAATGGACGAGCTAGAACAGCAGATACAGCAGGAACGCGATAATGTTAAACGCCAACAGGCTACAATAGCGGCTATGCGATTAGCCTATGAAGATATTAAAGCAAATGACTATTTAACGCCGGAAGCTGCTGACGTATTTCGGGCAACAACAGCCGGAGCCGAACTGCTTGATAAGATAAAGCGGTTGGAGCGTGAGAATAAGGCTATGCGGTGCTGCGGGAACTGTGAACACGATGGTAGTGACGGGTGCATAGAAGATTATGTGTTTTGCGATAAAGATTTATCTGGGTGGGAATTAGACGAATGGCTGGTGAAGAAGGATGAGTAAAGATTTACAACAAAAATTAGATAAAATCCGTGAGAAAAATCCTTGGCTTAATAAGCCAAGCAGATGCCAATGCCCTATGTGCAAAGAAGAAGATAATTGCCATCTACAGGCCGAAAAAGCCAGGGCAGAAAAGGCAGAGGCTGAACTTGGTGAGGCAGAGCTGAAAATTGCAAAGTTAAGCCAAGAATTAGAAGAAGAATCGGATCGCGCAAAAGCGGCAGAGGCTAGGGTTGCTGAACTGGTTGGGGCACTGGAAATTGCACTATATGATTTAACCGAAGAAGGAGGAATTTGGGATATAACTTGGATGATTGACAACAGCATGGTTATAGATGTGGTTAATCAAGCCCTAGCCAAGGTAAAGGAGGATAGCAATGGGCAGAAGGAGTAAGGCCGCACAAGCGAGGCGGCGCGAGAAAAGGTCAGCTTACATATTACAGTGGCAAAAAGTCATGAAGGGGAGGGCAAGCAATGATAATGCTGGTTATAGCGGCGCTGATCGGCGCAGTGGTGATGCTGGTTGGCGTGGTCAGGGAGATAAATAAGTATTTAGGGGCGGCTTAGTACCGCCCTATTGGCGTGGGAGGGGTTAACATGCAAATAGTGGTAGATGCTGTAAGGGTGACATATACGGACGATATAACCGAGCAGGAGGCCAAGATATACGCTACAGACGAGATAATGGAGTGGGCAAAAAAGGATAAGCTGGTGGATGCGATTATGATAAAAGGTTTTAAGGATTATGTGACAATCGAAGCGCATGAAAAGTCGCCAATACGCAGAATACGTCGAATTACGGGCTATTTGAGTGAGACAAGCAACTTCAATGCGGCCAAGCTGGCAGAGTTAAAAGACCGGCAGGCGAGTATAGGATGAACAATAGAAGGCGGCTAATCTCAAGGACGTATAGAAAGCAAATTAATTATTTATGGATTTTAAGGCCGAAACATAACCTGATAATCACTAAAGATATATATAAGTGGTTTGAAGCATATAACCAGAAACTGCTTAAAGAAAGCACCAGAATATATAGAAAATTAGCATTGTACGGTTCAACTACATTTGAGATTTAATTGATTTTGTGGGGAGGGGTTATGGTGGGGACTATATATCAATTAGAAAATAAGAAAGCAGCTCGGTGGTTATTAGCATATCCCGAGCGTAAACAGGCTTATTTTGAAATGCTAAACAATGTGCAATTCATTGGGGCGGCGGTAAATGATGGAATGCCGCGTAGCACGGAGATAGGACGGCCCGCAGAAAAAAAGGGGATTAGACTAGCTGATATTGATAAGGCTAGATTATGGTTGATGGCTATTGAGGACGCCGAGAAGACGCTAGGGGAAAAGAAACTGGCGTTCTTGGATATTAGGCGGCAAGCAGAAAAACAAAAGTCTAACAGCCCAGGACGACCAGGATGGATAGACTATACTATGTCCCGTTACGCTGATTGGCATAGCCGTCGGTATGGTGGGGATTATGTTCCGAGTTACAATACTTTGCGGACTTGGTGGCAAGAAATAATCGACGTGACCGTGAGAATTGCAATAAGGCGAGGGTGTCTATAAATAATATTAGTTTGGCTAAAAACACCACTTTTAAGTGTTACTATGATATTAGGTTAATTAATAATAACCATGCGTAAACGCCACACATGGTGCCATAGCTCGCTTCTACTTTCCTCCTTTATGGGGCTTCGGCCCCGCTGAGATTAAGGCTCTTGCATACGCAGGGGCTTTTTATATTTGGGGTGATAATATGCAAGTAAAATGTACAGAAAAATCATGTAAACACAACGGTATCGACGTATGCACGGCTAAAAGCATTACATTAGACCACGGCTATTGCAGCGCATATGAGTATGCCGACAACCAGACGGCACTCAACCATGAGCCGGTGAGGGGTGGTAGGCGCAATGGGGTGCTGAAATAAAAAAACCGCCCGGAGGCGGCTAATCAAAGTTTTGGATTCGTTCACACACTTGGTAATATAGCGTCTTAGATCGTCACTATACGATGTCCCTATATTTTTGCAGTATTCGAGATATTTTTCTTTTATCTCTGCATCGACGCGAAAGTTGATGCGAATTTCTTCTTTAGACATGATTGATGCTCCTTTCCAGTGCTCCAATATGGATAGATTAAGCTGATAACTTATCGGCAAAGAATTCCTTCGCCGGATTCAACTTCTTTAGCATCGGCTATATAGATACCGCCAGAGTTGTAAACACGACCAGCATTGTCGATTGTTAAATCTATTTCTTTGTCTAATTCCTCAAGAATAGCTTTATTATCTTCCTCAGTAATACCAATCATTAAATAACCGTCAAATGTTTTCATTGCGCTCACTCCTTTTGTTTATCTGATTACATTGTACACCCAATGGGATAACAAGTCAAGAGATATTTTACACTTATTTTGCAAGAGGTGATAAATATGTTACAAAAATTGACAGGAACAACCTATAAAGAATTGATAATCTACGCAATAGCAATTGCGATAGGCATTGCAATTGGATTTTTGTTGTAGGAGCGATATTAATATAATTTTGTGAGGCGGAAACTATGACGGTTAAAGAGTTAATTGAGCTACTACAGAAGCAAGACCAGGACGCGATTGTATGTTATGAAGGGGGGTTTTTACAAGAATATAATTTAGAGTTTGATCCTGCTACGGCAAATATTGTGGGTGGGTTTTCTGTTTAATATTTATTATAGAAATACTTGACAAATTAATTAAGTGCTATTGCAAGGCATTTAATTAATGCCAATCAAGGTTCCATGAGGGAACCAAAGAAAAACGTCTATAAACCAAGCAGTATCAACGCTTCATGCCCATTCGGTGATGTAATTCGTTTATATAATACATTACTGAGTGGCAAAAAAGGAAGTGGTGCCAATATTTACACATGGAACGACTTCATAAATGGCCAATGTAATGTCATTAAAGCTGAAGCCATTATATCGAGAGAAAAGACAACTAGTGGAACTGAACTAATCCATATATCCGTTGGAGATTATGAAGTATATCAGTTTTGGAATAACCCCAATAAACCTGTAAATAGCAAGCCCAAACATACCGGCGGGAAGAAACCATATCTATTGGTGTCAGTAACTAAAATGAATGAGCTACGCAACACTATTAATAATGCAGAAGAACTAATAGGATATTTAGTTTGCCTTGGCAATAATATCGAATGGAACACCGGTAAGTTAATCCATACAAGAAACAAGAAGCCATTAAAGTATATTGACCTATCGAGGGTATTAAAGTGTGGAAAAAAGAAGTTAGACAGGATTATACGAGAGTTAAAAAGCAATAGCCTTCTGATAAATAATTCAGATGGCTATTTTATTTCTACTAAATTAATAAGAAAAGGGAAGACGGTGAAATAATATGTCATACAAATCTACAGGAAGACCACTTAAGTTTGCAACTGTTGGAGAATTGCAAACCAAGATAGACCAATACTTTGAATCTTGTTGGCAGGACAGATTAGTAAGAGACAACAAAGGCAATGTAGTTATGGGGAATGATGGTAAGCCATTGCATGAAAAAGCACAAGTCAAGCCATATACGATTACGGGTCTTGCAGTAGCATTAGATACAACGCGTGAGACACTATTAGACTATCAAAATAGCGTGTTTGGAGAGAAGCTAATTAAGGATAACGAGGAATTATTCAAGGGGCTAAGTGACGCAATTAAACGCGCTAAAGAGACAATCAAGGAATATGCAGAGAGTTCGCTCTATACTATTAAAAATCCGGCTGGCGCTATCTTCAACCTCAAGGCTAACTGGGGATTCCAGGATACCCAGAAGGTTGATCTCAATGTCAAGAGTTTGGCCGATACGCTTAAAGATCTGGGAGAATAGTACTCCGCTGAGTGTACATTTACACTATGTAAACTAGGCAATACCTACGAATCCGCGCCAATGCTGGATTTGTCTATTAACATAATGGATGTTATCGGACATTGATGATATTTGATACACGATGATAGGCAATAAGCAAGCAGCATTTTTAGACAAGATAATGTGCCCAGCGAGGTTCCGATAACTATCTTGCTGGATAGTGAAAAAGTTGGCCGCGGTTCTACGGATGAAGGGTGCCGGGCGGGGGCGTACCCATGGAATTCGTTCGGCTTGCTCGCTCGGGTCTCCATCTCTCCCCTAAAAATACAAAACGCGAAAATTTTAAAAAAATAAAACGCGAGATAAATTAATAAATATATATTATTAATTGCGAGTTGATTCTATGACAGAAGAACAACAGATGAAAGAGTTAATAGCCAAGTTTAGGAAAGATCCTACGCTGTTTGTTGAGAAGGTATTGGGAGTACCTAGAACAATCGATATGATTAGTGGTAAGACATTCGGGCAGACAGAGCAGCAAAAGGATTTTCTAATGGCTATGGCAGAGCCTGGGGCAAAGGTAAGTGTAAAGGCAGGCCATGGCGTTGGTAAGTCTACTGTGTTTTCTTGGCTGGTGTTATGGTTCCTTTGCTGTTATAAAGATGTTAAGATACCATGTACGGCACTGTCAGGACATCAGCTGGAAGATGTGCTGTGGGCTGAAATCGCCAAGTGGCATGAGAAGATGCACCCGTGGTTCAAACAGAGTATAAAGGTTAAGTCTGATAGAGTTGAAGTTGTGGGGTTAGAGAAGAATCAGTTTGCAGTAGCGCGGACAGCCCGCAGAGAAAACCCGGATGCATTGCAAGGGTTCCACGCTGATAATATTCTATTCTTGATTGATGAAGCTTCGGGCGTTGATGAAAAAGTATTTGAGGTAGCAAGAGGCGCTTTGTCCACTCCGTCAGCAAGGGTAGCCATGGCGGCTAACCCTACGCAGACAACCGGATATTTTTACCAAAGCCACCACTTGAACCGCGAACATTGGACAAGGTTTACTTTTAGTTGTCTTGATAGCCCATTAGTAGACCCATCCTATGCCAAGGAAATAGCAGAGGAATATGGCGAAGATTCGGATATGTATAGGGTACGTGTTCTTGGCGAATTCCCTAACGCTTCGATTATGCAATTAATACCTAATGACTTGGTTGATGCTGCAATGGCGCGTAATCCTAGATCTGATATATATAACCATGCTCCTATTGTTTTGGGTGTTGATGTTAGTTATTTTGGCGATGATCGCTGTTCTATATTTAAACGGCAGGGCTTAATAAGCTGGATGTTGTTATCGGCTAAGAATATGGACACGACACAGTTGGCAACCGCCGTAGCGAGATATGAAGACCAAGAAAAGGCCGATGTGGTTAATATTGACTTAACTGGTTGTGGCGCTGGAGTGCTAGATGCTGGTAGAAGTTGGGGAAGAAGTTGGAACGGGATTATGGTCGGCAGTTCATCCGGCGATCCTGCTTGCTACAACAAGAGAGCGGAAATGTGGTGGAAGTTATTACAGTGGTTAAAAGATGGAGGCTGCCTACCGCAGAACACTGATTTAAGGGATGATCTGGTAGGACCACAGTATTTTTATTCAAGATCATCCAATAAGGTTCAGTTAGAGCGAAAAGAAGATATGAAAAAACGAGGGCTAGCCTCTCCTGATTTGGGAGATGGGCTGGCCTTAACTTTTGCCGTTCCTGTAATGGAATCAATGGGCAAAGGATTATTTACTAAGCTGAATAACAAATTAAAATTTGCCAATACGGATTATAAACTGTTCAAAAGGAGGCGGTGATATGTGCGGAGTAGGGGCAACATTGCTTAGCTGGTTATCAAGTGCAGCAACAGTAGCTAGCGTAGCAAGTTCTGTAAATACTTTGACATCGTCTGATGATGAAACGACAACAACTGTAGCAGCAACACCTACATCGGTTGATGTTACTAGCGGTGTTGACGCGCTTGAAAGTGCTAAGACCGCGAAGAAGAAAGCGGCGGCAGCGGCGGGGTATCAATCGACAATAGCAACAAGTAGCAAAGGAACAACAGATACGGCAACAACGGCTAAGAAAACTTTGCTGGGTGCTTAATATGAAAAATATTACAGAAAAACAATATATAAACCAACAACATAAAAATCTTTTTGCCGAGTTTGAAAAGTGGAAACCGCTGTTTATGGAAGTCCGCGATTTTCTGTTTCCCTGGTTAGGATATTTTGAAGATGAAACACCTAATAGCGGAGATAGAAAAGATGAAATGTTACAAAGAACTATTTCTATCGAATACGCAAATATTTTAGCCGCCGGTATGCAATGGGGCATAACTTCGCCAACCAGGCCATGGGTAAAATACCGCTTACCTGATTACAGTTTGATGCAATCGGAAGAAATACGTCAGTGGCTAGAGATTAGACGAGATATAGTGCTTGATGTATTAGACCGGTCAAATTTCTATCCTTCGAACCATCAGTTTTATATGGAGTTGGGAGTATTTAATACTGCGGCTATGTTAATTGAAGAAGACCCAGAAACCGCTATAAACTGTCGAACCTTTACGATTGGCGAATTTGCTATAGGAATTGATAAAAAAGGCAGGCCTAACCAGTTTGCAAACAATATTGTAATGACTTCATATCAGATGGTAGAACAGTTTGGCTATGAAAATGTTCCTAATGAAATACAACATGAATATGACGATGGTAATTATAAAACTACTCATAAAGTTAAACACCTTGTAATGCCTAACAAAGGTTATAATCCCCGCAAAATTGGTAAAGAGTTCATGAAGTTTACCGACTACTATTGGACTGATTCAATGGATGAAGGACAATATTTAAAACATGGAGGATTCAATGAGTTCCCGGTAATGGTTGAACGCTGGCAGACTTGCGGCGCAGATGTTTATGGAACCGGCCCAGGTATATGGTCATTGGGCGATGCAAAGCAAATACAGTTAATGTGGAAAGATATTTGCACAGCCGCAGAACTTGCAGTAAAACCATCCGTCATGGCATCTACAGACATGATGAAAGCCGGAATTAATCTTTACCCGGGTGGTGCCAACTATTACAATCCAGTTAGCGGGCAAAATCCAATACAATCGGTATTCAACGTTAATTTGAATATGGACCATGCGGCCACTGTACAAGAGAAGATTGAAGAATGTATTAGAAAGCATTTCAAGGTAGACGTATTCCAATTGATTAGCGAATTGAATATGGGAACCGGGCAACGTACTGCCCGAGAGATTATTGAATTAACTTCTGAGAAAATGTCTCAAATGGGGCCATTACTTGAACGTTTACAGACTGGATATTTGCCGCAAGTTATTGAACGGGTTGATTCTGTATGTGAACGTCTTGGATTGTTTCCACCACCTCCTCCCGAGATACAAGGGATGGAAATTAAAGTTGAATATGTATCTGTACTAAATCAGGCACAAAAGCAAAATTTGATTACACCTATATTAGATACTGTTAAAAGTGTTATTGAAATTTCAACAACAACTCAATTGCCAGAAATACTTGACAAAATTAAGTTTGATAAAGTAACCGATCATCTTGGGTTATTAAATGGTGTGCCGGAAGATATTATTATTTCTGACGAAGAAGTTGAACAAATACGTAAAGCAAGAGCACAACAACAAGCATTAATGAATCAGGCACAAATGGGCCAAACAATGGCGCAAACCGCAAAAACAATGTCGCAGTCTGATATGAGCGGTACTAATGCATTAACGCAAGTCCTTGGTGGGCCGTCTGGAGGTCTTCAACAATGACCGATAGAGAATTTAAAGATATGATTTCCGTTGAACTTGAGACTATTGCATTAAAAGATATATATGCAATCATGCAAACGCCGGAAGGAAGACGTTTTTTTAGTTGGTTATTAGAGAAGTGCGGGCGAGATACACAGGATTTTAAAGGCAATATTCGTGATGTTTTCTTGGCCGGGATGCGTAATATATCAATTATGTTGATTAGAGCTATTAAGTCATGGGGATTACAGGGAGTTTCTTTAATGCAACAAGCAGAAACAGAATACTTAAAATAACAAATCGCTACCGGCGAAGAAATAAAAGGTCGAGAAAGTAACAAAATAAATAACAAGGAAGGTAGCAAAGATTATGGGGTCGGCAAATCAAAATATTGGGAACGCCTATAAAGAAATAAAGGACGGCGTTAGTTCTGCCGTTACCATGGATTCATTTCGAAGAGCAGCCATTGAAGGTAACGCGTTTGAAATGGTATTTACTGACGTTACTGGTATGGTTAGTGGAGTTACTTATTATTATTATGCCGTTAATACTAGCGCTACAAAATCTATATGGCTTAGACCGATTGTATTTAACGAAGGACCATTTTTAATTCAGATTGTTAAAAATGGCATATTTGCGCTTGGCGGAACAACGTATGACCCGGCTGACTATACTTCGTCAACGTATGATTCTATAAAACTGCCATATAGAAATCTTAATACTGATTCAACAACAACTCCGGCATTCCAAGCATGGTTTCAAAATCTCATAGGAACAATCACATGGACAGATACAAGTACAGACAAGATATTAAAAACGGTATGGTCAGAGTCTGAAAAGCCTAAAGACAGAGCAGAGGTAATGAGTATTATTGCCCCTGGCGATGCGTTTATGTGCGTATTCACAAATTATGGCAATTTGAAGCATGAATATGGCGTAAACATATCATGGTCGGAGGTGTAAAATGAGATATTCAAAATGTGTAAATATTGATGGAGTACAATCGACAACTTCTGTTGGAACAGCAAATGCGGCCAATACAATTACTTTGTCGGCTAGTGCCGGAAGTCGTTATAGAATATATGGCTATAATTGTTTAATAACCGGAGCTGCAACAGTAAATGCAGTAACGTTGACTTTAGCTATCGGCGGTACTACTAAATGGTTAGATGGTGTCCCAATAGGAAAAGCAATTGGCGACTGTGTATCAAAAACGTTTCCTTGCCCGCTAGAAGCATCCGCAATTAATACTGCGGTTACACTTACGGCGGCGGCAGGTGGAGCTAGTGTAATAACCAATTTAAGTATATTGTACGATTTGGTATAAGGGGATGAACAAATATGCCATTAAAATCAGGTTCAAGCAAAAAAGTTATATCCCAAAACATTAAGACTGAAATAGCTCATGGGAAACCGAAAGCACAAGCAATTGCGATAGCAATGTCGAAAGCTGGTAAAAACAAAAGGAAGTGATATGAATGGCTTGTAAGGGTGGGAAAGGCGGCAAAGGTGGAAAAGGGAAAGGCGGGAAATAGTATGAACAAAGCACATCCTGGATTTAAGTCAGTGCAGAACAAAATAATGGAAGAAGGATATACTAAAAAACAAGCTGGCGCAATATTAGCCAATTCAACTAGAAAAGCAAGTTCGGCGGCTAAGAAATCTAATCCAAGACTAAAACGAGTTAACGGAAAATAAAATACAAATAATTTAGTTATGAAGGTTAATGCCTTCTATTTTTTATACATAAAAGGAGGTTTAACAATGATTGATAAAAAACGGCGGTGCAGGGTAACACCGATACTGCTATTTTTGATTTGCAATTATTTGCAGAAGAAAATGTAGTTGTAGAATCGCCTACGCCGGTAGAAACAAGCGATACTGGTACGATTGGGACCGGAACACAGGAAAAACCGTCAGAGAAGACTACACAGCCTGAGACAACTAATGTTCCAAAACCGACAGAAAATCAGCCTGCTGAACCGCCTGCTGTTACCGGAGCGCCGGAACAATACGGAGATTTTACAGTTCCCGAAGGATTTACCGCACCAATTGATGATTTTAAGGCTTGGGCTAAAGAACAAAACCTAACACAAGAAGCGGCACAATCAGCTGTTGACTTTTATGTGAACAAGATTGCACCTCAACAGTTAGAAGAAAAAGAAAAGCAAATGGAAACTTGGAAAAACGAAAGCGTTGAAAAATATGGGAACAATGGTATTGATGCGGCCAACAAAGCGTTAGGCCGTTTTTCTACGCCCGAATTTAAAGAGTTTTTAAATCAAACCGGTCTTGGGAACCATCCCGAAATGATTGGATTGTTTAAATCAATTAATGAACAGATTTCCGAAAGCGGATGGGTAGAAGGGAAAAGCCCTACAAATAGTAAGTCACTTTACCCTAACAGCCCGGAAATGTACGACAAATAAGGAGGAACTATAAATGGCAACTATAGGTAATTCAGTTAATTTACTAGACATTAAAAGCCGTCTAGACCCTAACGGGTTAATGGCAAAAGTAATTGAAGTATTGGCACTTGAAAATCAAATTATTGCTGATATGCAATGGATGGAGGGAAATCTTCCCACAGGTAATGTAACGACTCAAAGATCGAGCATTCCTACTCCGGGAGTAAGAAGGTTGAATGAAGGGGCAACCCGGAAAAAATCAACCACTAAGCAAGTTACCGATACTTGTTGTTTGTTAGAAGATAACAGCGAAATTGATGAAGAAGTATTGGCCCTCACACCAAACAAAGAGGCATATCGGCTTAGCGAAGATGCTGCGTTTACCGAAGGATTTAGGCAAAAAGTAGCTACCATGGACTTTTATGGCGATTCTGATACGACCCCGGGGGAATTTAATGGTCTTGGAGTAAGATTTAATACAATTAGCACTACAAAAACAAAACCAGGGTATCAGATTATTTCTGCTGGTGGGACAGGATCGGTTAATGCATCTGCTTGGTTTATCGATTGGAGCGATCAAGCCGTATGTGGTATTTATCCTAAAGGTTCAACCGCTGGACTTGAAACTCGCGACCAAGGACTTTTGAGAGTGACAGATGATTCTAGTAATCCATTTTACGCATATTGTACTAACTTCAAATGGAAACCAGGGCTTGCGGTAAAGGATTATCGAAAAGTAGCGCGAGTCGCGAATATTGATACTACGGCATTACAAACTTTTGATAGTTCGTCTGATACATCGGCTAATCTTATCCAAAAGTTTATTTTAGCAAAAAATCGTATTAATATGCCTAATAACGTTTTTTGTTATGTTAATGAATTAGTATATTCATGGTTCGAAATTATGCTGACCAGCAAGAGCAATGTTTGGATTACCAAACAAGAATTGCAAGGGACATTCCCTCAACTATATTTTGCTGGGATACCTATTCGCAAATGTGACGCATTGCTTTCTACTGAAGCAACCATATCTTAAGGAGGTAATTAAATGATTTGGGATGTAGATAATTTATATTCTGATGCACAATCAATGATTGTAAGTACCGGGACAACTAATTCAACTAATACAATCAATCAACAAGCAGACGGGGATTGTTATGAAGATCCTCCGTTTATTCGTATTCAAGTCGGGACAGCTTTTATTGGATCAGGGGCTACTATTGCCATTAATCTTGTGACAGATGATGATTCGGCTTTCGGATCTTCAACTACGATTCCGCTTGTAGCTGCCACTTCGGTTTCTAGTTATTCAGAAGGAGCTGTTATTTATAATGGGCGTTTGCCACTAGGATTACAACAATATCATAAATTGCAATATGTTGTAGCAACCGCCGCATTGACCGCAGGTACTATTACTGCCGGTTTAGTTGACGAAGTAGATACGAATAGGATGTGAGTAAATGCTTAACGTGTATAAGTGCGTTACTACTTGTACATGGGACGGGAGATATTGGGAAGAAGGGACTTTAACCGGTCCCTTATCTTCTGATAAAATACCCCCAGAACATTTTAAATTAGTTAACGATCATCAAGAACTAGAAGAAGCATTAGATAAAATAGACGAAGAAGACGAACCTATGACTTATGCTGAACTATCGGCACAAATAAATGACGCACAATTTACAGGGTCTGGGATAGTAGCCGGTGATATTAATTATATGACATTAGCACAACTAAAAGAGTTAGCTCAAAAACAAGGGGTTTATAATTCCGGGTTAAGAACAAGACAGTCGCTAATTGATGTTATAGACCAAGAACAAAAATAGATAATATAAACTTTGAAGAGGAAAGCAAAGACTTTCCTCTTTGTTGTTTGTTGGAGGTATATAAATGGTATCACAAACCTATATTTGTAACTTAGCTCTATCACATATTGGTGGAGGTAAGATTACTTCGCTTGACGACGGAACCGAAAAAGCAAGACAATTAGAAATTAACTACGATGTATGTTTAGAAATGGCATTAAGAGATTTTCCCTGGAACTTTGCACGTAAGATTGAATTATTGGCATTGACCGACGATACTACTCCAGGGTGGGATTATGTATATGGTTATCCTGTAGATTGTACAAAAGTATTAAAAATTTATGCGGGAAATAATGCCCGGGTACAAGAAAAATCCGAGTTTAAAATAATTAGCGATGGTGACGAGAAATATATCGCTTGTGATATAGAAGATGCTTATATCGAATATACAATGCGAGTAACAAATCCGACTATATATGATCCCTTATTTGTTAAGGCATTAAGTTATTTGCTGGCCGGAGAAATTAGTAACGCCTTAAGCGGTAATGCGTCAAAAACTTCCGAAATGGTTCAAAGATACCAGTTAGCCATAAAAGAAGCTAATCTAGCAGGGGCAACAGAAGAGCACATCCCACTCGAATGGCCTAATTCATATTTGAGGGGGCGACGTTAAATGGCAACAGTATCCTCTCAAAAGTTATATTTAAAACAATCATCTTTTGCCGGGGGTGAAGTATCTCCCGATTTGTACGGGCGCGATGATTTTAACAAATACGCAGTAAGTTGTAAAACATTATTAAATATGTTTCCGCACCCGTTTGGGGGTGCATCTAATCGGCCAGGAACCGTTATGATAGCCGAAGTAAAAGATAGTTCAAAAGCCGTAAGAGTTATACCGTTCCAATTTAGCGTTGAACAAGCTTATATTATAGAAGCCGGAGAAGATTATTTTCGGTACTATAAAGACGGCGGACAGATCATTAATACTACCAGCAATGCAGATGCTTGGGTTACTTCAACGGCGTATGTAGTTGACGATGTTGTATATGTTGGTAGTTTAATTTATAGATGCATTTTGGCACACACTTCCAGTGCAACAGATGAACCAGGAACGGGGACTAATTGGGCTACATACTGGGAACAAAGCGATATAGTAGAAACCACAACAACTTATGCCGAAGATGATTTATTTGAGTTAAAAACGGCACAATCAGCAGATACTTTATATATTTGTAATAACAGTTATGCACCAAGAACATTAACAAGAAATAGCCACTATGATTGGACGTTGGCTAATTTTGCTTATGGAAATGGCCCATTTAGAACGGAAAATATAACCAGCACGACGATAACTCCGTCAGCAACAACAGGGGATATAACTTTAACAGCTTCATCCTCTATATTTTTATCTTCCCATGTTGGATCATTGTGGCAAATTTCCCACGATGTTACTGACCAAGTTTTAAATTTAACTTATGCAGCGACAACTACGTCTGGCTCAATCATGTGCAAAGGAAATTGGTCATTAATCACTCATGGAACATGGGCCGGAACGGTTAAATTGCAATGGTCAACAGACGATGGAACTACATGGGAAACAATCAGATCATATACGTCTGCATCAGATACAAATATAGAAGATAGTGGAGAAACCGATGATTTAGTTTTGCTAAGAATATCCTACACATATACGTCTGGTACTTGTTATGTAGATTTGAATGCATATTCTTTTGTATCAGATGGAGTAGTAAAAATAACTGGATATACTAGCGGTACGTCTGTTAGTGCAACGGTACAAACTAATTTAGCATTTACTACGGCAACAGAAGATTGGGCCGAAGGAGCATGGTCGGATAAAAATGGGTATCCATGTTGCGTTAAATTTTATCAGAACAGGTTAGGGCTTGCATCAAGCACTAAAGATCCTTTAACGATGTGGTGGTCGCAGGTTGGCGATTATCCTAACTTTTTGGTAAATACAACGGTTGAAGATGATGATGCGATAACAGCACCATTAGTATCACAGGGCGTTAATTCCATACGGTCGATGGTTTCAATGGGAAGTATACTGGCATTTACCGTCGGAGGGGAATGGAAGATAGGAACCGGATCGGAAAGTACCTCGTTTACTCCTTCTACCGTAAGAGCCACACAACAAGGTTATAGAGGTTCATCAACATTGGAACCTCTAATTATTGGCGACAGAATTTTATATTGTCAGGAGCAAGGAAGTACAGTTAGAGATTTTGGATATAGTCTGGCTGACGATGTATACAAAGGCGATGATTTAACCGTACTTGCAAGGCATTTATTTAGAGGCCATGAAATAGTAGATTGGGCATATCAAAAAGAACCAGATGGAATTATATGGGCAGTCCGCGACGATGGAGCGTTACTGTCCTTTACTTATATTAAGGAACAAGAAGTTTGGTCCTGGGCAAAACATACAACGGATGGAGAATTCGAAAGTGTTGCTGCTATCCCTGGCGATGAATATACAGATGTATATTTTGTAGTTAAGCGAACAATAAACGGCAGTACAAAAAGGTTTATTGAAAAAATGGCTATTCGATTAGAATCAGACGAACCACAAGATCAATTCTTTGTCGATTGTGGTCTTACCTATGATAACCCGATTAATATTACCGGAGCAACTCAAGCAAGCCCCGTAGTAATAACGGCGGCTAGCCATGGGTTTAGCAATGGCGATTACGTTGACATTTCAGACATTGAAGGGATGACAGAGCTTAACGGTAGCCGCTATAAAGTAGCCAATGTTACTACAAATACTTTTGAACTTACCAATATGGACGATGATACAAACATTGATGGGACGGCGTTTACGGCGTATAGTTCTGGGGGTTATGTAAGAAAAGCGATAATAACCATAACTGGGTTAGATCACCTAGAAGGTAAAACAGTCACTATTTTAGCTGACGGTTCTGTTGATACGGCACAAACCGTAACGGGAGGAAGTATTACACTAACCGATTATGCAAGCCGGGTACATGTTGGGCTGGGATATACATGTGATTTTGAAGGGCTTAACCTTGACACTCCGTTGAAAGACGGGACAGTCCAAGGCAGAAAGAAACGAGTGTGCCGGGTAACAGTTCGGCTAAAAGATTCCTATGGTGGATATGTGGGAGTTAACGACTTCGATAATATGGAAGCTATTGAATATAATCTTGCTGATACATGGGGTAAGCCTGCGGACCTATATAGCGGTGACAAGTTGACAACTCCGTTTAATGAATGGGATACGGATGCAAGAATATGCATACGGCAAACAGATCCTTTGCCAATAACCATATTATCAATCATGCCGGAGGTGGAACTCGGTGGAGATAATAATTGATGATGCAACATTAGAAGACTTTGCTACATTTACCCCACATGATAAAAACATAGCCGAAATAAAAGCCGCCGTTAACATTGATTTTGATGTTATAATGGCGGCTTTATATGATGCTTCAACTGATAAAAAGAAAGTATTATGCGGAAATAAAATTATTTGTTTAATAGGAATGGTTGAAAATTCTATTTGGCTTTATTTTTCTTCCGGAGTTGATAAATTGCCATTAAGTTTTTTCAAAGCCAGCAGAAAATTTATAAATGAAATGTTAAAAAAGTATCCATTAATTGAGGGAAATATTTATTATAAAAATACTTTTTCACTTGATTGGGCTAAGTTTATGGGATTTAAAATATGTGAACCTCATTTAGAAGGGTTACATAATGAACCGTTTTATAGATTTTATCAAGAAAGGAGCTAAACCATGTGTGGGAATAATCCTCAAACGATGCAAAGTTTATCTACTGCTACAAGTGTTTTAGGAACTTTATCACAAATGAAAACAGCTAGAGCCAATGCGGCTTATCAGGCATCAGTAGCTAATACTAATGCTGCATTAGCCGAGCGCCAAGCAGTCGCGGCAGGCCAATCCGGGGCGTCAGAGCAGGCGCAGATTAGAGAAAAGGTAAAACAAACATCGGCGGCACAGAAAACAGGATATGCCGCTAGTGGGCTTGATATATCGTACGGTTCTCCTTTAGCTACATTAAGTAGCACCGCATATCAAGGTGAGCAGGATGTGCAAACCAGCCGTTACAATACAATGATGAATATGTGGGGATTAAACCAGCAGGCTGCAAATTACCGAAGCCAAGCCGCCGCTGCTACAAAGGCAGGTAAAAATCAAGCAACAAGCACATTACTAACTGGGTTAACTTCATTGGCTAAAAATTATCAATCTTATAATTCGGTTAATACTAATACTGCAAACAATGAAGGAGTTTACCAAGGCGGCGATTTTTCTTCTAGTTATAACCTAACAAATAAAGATTCTTCGGGTAATTATTTTATAGGGAATAATGACTATACTCTTGGTACTCCTACGGTTAAAAAATATAAAAGCAAATATTCCTTTTAGGCGGTGACATAATGCCTGTAGTTCAATATTCAAGACAAATACAACAGAATCAACCTTCTGGATTTCGAGTGCAACCGGTAGCTACAGAAGATACTTTTGGGGCAAGTGTTGGGAAAGCCACCAGCCAAGTGGGGCAACAATTATCGCAGCAAGCCGTAGAAGATCAGGCAAAACTAAACCAGATAGCCGTAGCAAATGCAACAAGTTCATTCCAGCAAATAGTGATGCCGATTCAAACGGATATGCTAAGTAAGCAAGGAGAAAACGCATTGGGGCAAGTGGCAAAGGCTGGCGTTGAGGGAAGGTTACCTGTATCGGAAGATTTCGCAATGCAGACCAATGATGCTTTTGAAAAGACGATGAAATCATTTGATAACGATGTTCAGCGTCAACAGTTTGGACAATGGTATCAATCTATTTATCCAAGCATGTATAATTCAGTATTGGAACATGAAAAAAAGCAATTACAGATAGCACATGATGATGCCAACAAATCACAATTAAACGCTACAGCCGAATCATTTCAATCTAATGTTTTGCTAGGTAAATATAAACAGGCCGATATGTTTTTGCGTTCGGGAATGACCTTATCTGACCAAATGGGAGCATTAAACGGCATTCCTCCTGAGACAATAGCAGAAAATCAAAAACAATATATTTATAATTCTGTTGGTAAAACTGTTGATATTTTATTGGCGAGCAATAGGCCGGAAGATGCCAAAAAAACATTGGATTATTATGGAGACAAATTACCAGAAGGTATTAAAGACGCTTACATGGCTAAGATTAACCCCGCATTAAGCCAAAATGAAGCATATAATTATGTAGAATCCTTAAAAAACAATCCTGCATTACGTAATCCTGACGGAACATTAAATTTGGGCGCTATGCTTGAAGCTGCTAAACAAAATTATATGAATAAGACTAAAACAGTCGTTCATCCGGGGACTGGCGGAGTATTAGGTGGAGGATTAAGTTGGGATCAAACCAAAGAAGTCGTAGGAGGAAATAAATCCAACGGTAATTATGATGCCTATAATTCAGATTCTGGAGCTTTTGGTAAATATCAATTTATGCCGGGAACATGGTCGTCATTAATGGGCGATGCGCCGCACACACCAGAAAATCAGGAAATAGCTTTTGAAAAAGCCAATAAAGAAATTTACGATCAGTTTGGCGCGGCTGGCGTTCTTGTTGCTAATTATGCAGGAACTTCTAATGCTGAAAGATATATGAAAGGTCAAGATCTTATTGGCGATAACGGTAAACCTTATTCGGCAGATCAACCTCAATATTATAATGGTAGGGAATATCCATCTGTGCGGCAATATGTAATTAATGCTCTTGGCAATGATGGTAGAACCGCAACAGGCGGGACACCAGAAACAACAGAAGAAGTACCAGACCCCGATTTAGTTGGTTATAAAATGGCCGAGGCACAAATAAAACAAGCTGTTGCTGAAGCTCAGGCCGAACATAAACAAAGCCTTGAAAATGCCATGAGTTCATGGACTGAATGGTATACAACCAATAAACCTACATCTATTTCGCAGATTGAACAAGTGGCACGACAATTTGGGTTTCAAGGGCAAGACCTTATTGGAGCAATTGGCGCGGCTAAACAATATTCTGGGCTGTTAAAGGTAGAACAAAACGAACAAACGGCAGCAACATATGAAGAATGTTTGGGCCGAATATATAACGGAGATATAACCAGCAAGGAACAGCTTGATGCGGCATATGGTGGTAGTTTACCGTATTCAAAATTAATACCATTGGCTAATAGCTTTAAAAAAGAAATGAAATGGGCTTCACCCGAAAACATGTTAGCTTTTAACGGTATTATGAAAGATCATGCAATGAGTGGTACCGATCAGGGGCTAGTATATGAAAAAATGAACCAGCGAGCGGCAGAGCTAATTAAACAGGGATTACCGGTTACTGTCCGCGATGTTCAAGAACTTGCCGAAGATGCATCACAGAAAATAACTATTAACAAATCTAAGTTTGGCGGGTTATACACAGGGACAGAAGATATTCCCAAAATAGAATTGCCAGATGGTTGGACAAGAACACAATATGGGGTATTAGATTCTAACGGTAATGAAGTTGTATATGATAACGGTCAATGGAAGGTGAAGGAATGAGCGTTAGAGCAATACCGCAAGCCGATGGGTCAGTAAAATATATTGATGATAATGAAAATATTTATACGCCCGAAGAAATACATAATATTCCTCACTATACATTTACCGAAAAAATAGGCAATGCAATTAACAATGCAACAGATTCGTTTGTTCAATATGCAGGACGTAATCTAAATAAAGGCCCTGATTATGATGAACAAGCTAATTGGGTATCAACTATGTATAATGCGTGGGGTTCGCAATCGGCGGACGAAAACGCAAGAGCAATAGAAGCCGGACAAATATTAGGACAAGATCCTTCAACTTTTGCCGGCGCTTCAAGGGAAATGATAACAGCGGCAGATAATGTTGCTAGGCTAAAGATCAATTCACCTGATGATTGGACTAAATTTGTTCAGCAATATCCTGCAACAGCTAATTATTTGTCTAAAGGTAAAAATATGGCAATGTCTCACGACGATATTGCCAACCTGAGTAGCCAGGAAGACACTATCCGAATTATGGCTGATTCCTACGAACTTAGTACGTTAAATCAAGAACGATCTGACATAGGGAATCAATTATTAAGTAGTTTTGGAACCGTCGATTCATTACCACCGGAAGACCAAGCGCGACTTACAGACTTAGATAATAAAATAAAACAGTTAAGCGCAAAGATGCCGCAATCTACTTGGTCAGTTAGGGGGTTGCTATCCGGCCTTACTGGGATGATACCAACCTTAGAAACTGGATTAAAGTATGCAGCCGGAGGCGCGGCTACCGGTGCAGCTATAGGCGGCGCGGCAGGCTTGACGGTTGGTGGTGTTGGCGCAATACCGGGAGCAATATCCGGTGCAATTACCGGGGCGGGTAAAGGATTCCAGGTCGGGTTTGCAAAAGACTTTACCTCTACCGCCGTAGGCAATACATACCTTGATGAAATACAAAAGGGAGTTAGCCCTACAGATGCTGCAAAAGGTGCGGCTGTCTCCGGCGCTGGCAATCTTGTTTTATCGACTACACAGATTGGTAAATTGCTAAAGATACCGGAAGGGACCGGGCTAAAAGCGCTAGGCACTACGGCATTAGAACAGGGAGCAATTGGCGCGGGGATGGCAGCAACCAATATAGCAGCGCAGAAAACATCAGAAGGTGGACTAACTAATTGGAATTGGAATGACTTTTCTAGGATAGCACAAGGCGGCTTTAATATGATTCCAATGGGCCTTGCAATGGCGCTACCAGGCCATGCGTTTGTCGGTATTCGTGAACTTGGTAATATTGTTGATAATTCAAAAACGGCACAGCGAGCGCCGGAGGCCGTTGCAACCAAAATTAATGCAGAAGTTCAAGGGACGGTATTAGATAACGTTGCTATCCCAGGTAGAGAACTGGTTAACTATATCCAAGAGTTAGCAGTAGAAAAGCCACAAGAAGCACAGGAAGTATTGGAACGGCTTAAAATATCACCTAAAGAATTAGAAGAGGCAGCAACAACCGCCGGTGATGTAAATATTACCCTTGGCGATTTTGAGGTATTACCAAAGAAATACCGCGAAGCCCTATTGAACGATGTTCGTGTTGGCGATCAGCCGACTTACAAAGAACTTCAAGAACAGGAAACGGCGGCGAACAGATAGGTACCAGAGATCGGAACAGTAGAAGCGCCGGGAGCGCCGGAACAAATTAAACCGGCAAGCGAAGAAATCGGGTTAACTGAAACTAAACCATATTTAGATGCCATTACAGAATCGAAGGAGCAAGAACAAAAAACTACTTTAGAGAGGCAAGCGTCTGAACAATCGCCGGGATTCCAAAGCAAGTTAGCTTCACATTTAGAAGAAGCTCGAAAGACTATTGATCAACAATTAAATGAATCGCCATTATACCAAGCCAGTGATCGGCTTGGTTTTAATTTGCAACTATTTGGCCGAAAAATTAAAGACGTCAAAGATGTTGCCAAACAGTATATTTCGGATAAACTTGATGAAACGCAGAGAGCCGCGTTTGATGCTATTGCAGAAGATCATGGTTATACATCCGGCGACGCATTGGCAAAAGATATAAGCAAAAACCGTCTTAAAAATGATGAAGCAAAAGCCAGATTAGAAAACATTTCTAGCCAGTTTAAAACCGATGAACTTGGCAATTCTGATGTAGTAAAAGAACAAGCACAGATTAACGAAGGAAAGATTAAGACCGCAGCCATTGAAGCTGAAACGTTTAGGGGATTAGCCCAAGGCGAACATATTAAAGTCAAACGGGCTAAATCAGAAGCTGAAATAAACAAACGTTGGGCCGATGCTGAAAAGGATTTAGCTGTTAAAATTGAAAAAGCCAAAGGGCAAGAGAAAATTAACGATTTAAAACAACAATTGACCGATACTAAAAAACAGCACAAAGACGAAATTAACGCTTTAAGGGACCAATATAAAGAGGCCGATAAGCAACGTACCGCCGAAAAGAAGCAAACTGCAAAAGAAGATAAGGCCGCTGCTAAAGAAGAGTGGAAAGCGGCTAAAGAATGGCTAAAGGCCGAAGATGTTAGCCAGCGATTAGCAAGGCAAGCACAAATAGGATTAAAAAACGCACTGGCCTATGCAAAGGATACATTAGCCGATAAGCCGGTAAAAGAATCTACGGCCTATACCAAATACATGCACCAAGCCAGAAACGCCGCAAGACAAGCCGAGAAGGAATATCGGGCTGGCAGATATGAACAGGCGGCGCAATGGAAAGATACTGAAATGGTTAACCATGCCATGGCCTTAGAATCAGTTAAGCTAAACAAGGTGTTTAATAAGCAAGAACGATACTTAAAGGGTGTTGTATCTAAAAAGAAAACGCTATTCAAAACCGATGAAAACTTTAACCAAACTGGATCCATGCTAAACCGGTTTGGATTGAATCGACCTGATTACAATAAGGCCGCAAAATCCGAAACCTTGCAGCAGTGGTCTACTAGAATGGATGAATCATTAGGCAGTATTAATATTGCTGAATGGTTATATGATGAATCGTTTAGCACTCCGTATAAAGATTTAAGCATTAATCAAATACGCGATTTAACCGATGCGCTTAAGAATATTCAAAAAGCGGCCAATCACGAGAATAAATCCATTGCCGTACAAAAGAACCGCGATCTTGATGAAATAAAACAAGAACAAATTGCCACGATGAACAAAAATGTTCCCGATACCTATAAGGCTAAACGGCAGACAAAAACCGAAAGCGTTAAAAGAACCGCTAACGAATTTTTATATAGTCTTCGTACATTCGAAAACGTTATAGGCAAACTCCAGGGATGGAAAGATTCCGGTCCTTTGAGCGATTTCTGGATTAAGGCTACTCATGAACGGGCCGACTTAGAAAGTAACCGTATTAATGAATTTAAAAATAAGATTATGAACGTTTGGAAAGAATACTCTGATAAAGAACGTTTAAAGTTTGATAGAAAGTTTAATATTGATGAACTTGGAATATCCGCAACAAAATATGATTTATTGAGTATTGCTCTTAATATGGGAAATGAAGGTAATAAAGAAAAACTATTATCTACTAAACCTATTGATTTTACTGATGCTAAAGAGTGGAATGAAAACGTAGTAATGCGGGTATTAACCAAGTATCTAGATAAAAAAGATTGGCAAACAGTACAGAATGTATGGAACTTGGTTAATGAACTATGGCCTGACTTATCAAGAGTACACGCCGAAATGACCGGGTTTGAGCCGGAAAAGGTTGAATCATTACCTTTTACAGTATTAACTCCAAAGGGAGAATTGCTAAAACTGGATGGCGGTTATTATCCATTAAAACGGGATTCTCGCGGAACATTGCAGAACGCAGAAAAGGCTGATACTCAGGGACCGTTATATAACGATACCCGGTCAGCCATAAAGGCGACAACCCGAACCGGTGCAACCAAAGAACGTACAAGCGCACAGTATGCGATTAGCCTTGATTTATCAACCATGAATGGGCATATAGTAGATGTTATTCACGATATTTATTTTCGCGACTTAGTGGCTGATTACCGGCGCGTATTGGCAGACAAAAACTTTCAGTCTGTTATTACGGCTAAGTTGGGACCGGAAGGATTGCAAGCATTCGCCGATCAGGTTGCTAATGTTGCAAATGGTGAAGCATATAAGAATGTGGGGAAGGAAGGATTAGAAAAAACAGTTAATAGTTTACGAAAAGCTGGTTCAAAGTCGGCTATTTTGTTTAGAGTTAGCACCATTGTGCAGAACTTAGCTAATATTACCTTGTATCCTAAAGCCGTAGAAGGGTTTGGCTTTATCGATTCTTCCACCGCAATGCTTAAATATGGCTTGTTTAATTACATACCAAAAGCGACAATTAATTGGAAAGCCGCAAGAGCAATGAGGGAAAACATTTATACCTTATCGCCCTTTATGCGCGATAGGCGCAATACTCCTGATTATTCGTTAAACGATTTACATTCTAGCCTATTTGGTGATGATTCCATGCTTTCTCATTTCGGATTTGGGTTATTGGCTGGTGCCGATGATTTATTTGCGGTACCGATGTGGAAACAAGCCTATGACAAGGAATTTGCAAGAACAGGCGATCAAAAGCAAGCGGCGTTTTATGCTGATACATTGATTAAGCGGGTTAACGGTTCGGGACGCAAATATGATGTAGCACCGGTAATACGAAGTAAATCGGAATTAACAAGAGTAATGACTCCGTTCTATGGCTTTATGAATACGCAATACAATGGATGGGTTAGAGAGGCCGGTATTGCATCACAAGGGCTAGAGAACTTGCCACGTTTCTTAGGCGTTGTAGCCAGTAGATATGTGGCTTTTGTTGTTCTATCCGACTTGTTAAGCGGCAAGCAGCCAGACAAAAAGGACAACCCTATGGCTTGGTGGGCCAGAGAAATAGCGTCATTCCCATTTCAATTAGCACCTATTAGCCGCGATGTTGTTCCTTTACTACTTGATAGTGCGTTGGGCCTAAAAAGTTATGGGTATCAACCACCAGTAACTTTCTCTGCTTTTGAAAATATTACCAACCTTGTGACTAAAACAAACAAATATTTAACAAATAAAAAACCAACCAAAACGTCAACCAACGGGCAAGATGTAGCCGAAGCGTTTAGCAAATTCGCCGCGTACAGTACGGGCATACCCGATCAATTTAATGCTTGGTTTTGGAATATGTATGACTACGCAAACAACAGTATGGATCCCGAATGGCTGGATATTATGAAACGCAGACCGAAGAAAGAAAGGAAGGATTAATATGGCAATTTCTTCCACGATAACCAAGAAAACTTATGTTGGCAATGGTTCTACAACTGATTTTGATTTTACGTTCCGGGTGCTTGACGAAGACGACCTAAGTATCTACTTAACTAACGTATCTACCGGGGATATTACGGAAGTAACGTCAGGTTATACAATAACGCCAGAAGATGATGAATACCCAACTGATGGTGGGACCGTAACTTATCCTACAAGTGGGACCCCATTAAGCTCTGATTACAAAATAACGATTATCCGAGAAATGGACTTGCTCCAGCCAACTAAATACCCAAACAATACGGCATTAAAGCCTAAAGTAGTTGAAACTTCGTTTGATCGGGCTGAAATGCAAATACAACAAGTGGCCGAAGTCGTTGATCGTACTGCTAGTTTTACCGTTACGGTTAGCGATGATGTTAGCCGAATATTCCCATCTCCTGTTTCTGACGCTATTATTGGATGGAATACCGCGGCCACCGCGTTAGAAAATAAGACTGATTTATCAGGAACGTTTTCTACAACTGATGTTCAATCGGCTATAGATAGCGTAGATTCTACAAATTCAAGGTTCTACGAATCAACTGGTTACGGTATAATCAGCGGGGGCGTAGTAACAACATCTGGATTAACCTATTCAGTAACTGAGTGCATTGCTCATATGCCCAGCGGCAAACGTTTTGATGTGGCGGCGGTATCTTCTCAACCTATAACTACGGCAGATAGCACCAAACCGCGAATTGACTTGATTTATATTAGTTCTACGGGATCAATCACTTATCTTGCAGGTGGCTTGGGGACAGCGGCGATCGCTGGATCTCGCCCTTACACATTATCGACTATTTTTGTCTCTGGTGATACGATTTTATTTGAGGGCATTACTTTTACGGTCACAACGGCTACGCAGGACAGCACAAACTTTATTTTAGGATCAGATATAGCAACATCTATGACAAACTTTGCAACCGCGCTTAACGCCAACAGCACGATAAGCGCCACCTATACGGCAACGGCAAGCTCCGGAGTGATTACTCTTACCGAAATTACGGCAGGCGGCGGCAACACTCCTGGCACCATGACCGTAACCGGAACCGGCGTAGTAAGCAGCGGAGCAGCAACAACGAGTACAGCGGCAAGCACAACAGCCCCGACATTACCGTCTGGGGCTTTATCTTTGGCCGAAATAGCGGTAGCGGCCGGGGTTACTTCGGTTAATGATTTAAACATTACGGACACCAGGCTTTTTAAACCAAATTTTTATAACAAAAACGTAAAAGCGTGGAAACAAACATACGGAACATATGACAACGCGGTTGCAGTATCAATAACGGCAAATGACGGTAGTATACCAGCGACTCAGGTTATGGGGATTATAGGGGATAGTGGCTTGTCTGATTATTCATCGCGAGATAGTGTGGGATTGTATGTGTATAATTATGCTCAGCCAACATTGTTAACAACGTCAAACACGACATTTTTGTCAACTTCTGTTACTTCATCTGATTTTGCTACACTTATTAGCGAGGATAGTATAAAAATTGGGATGATTATTGACACAAACGAAACGACCAAGAAGTCGGCAATAATACACAGTATAGATTCATCAACTAATACGCTAAACGTGTCTGGATGGTTTATTACTGATGGAACGGGCGATACCAGCACACCAACTGATGGAACAACAATATATTTAAATCCCGCAACTAAAGTATGGGGTGAAAATATTAATGTTGAACTTGACTCTACGTCTCACGCAACGTCAGGAATGGGAATAGAATTAGGATTGCTAAACAATAAAGTAGTAGGAGCCTTGTCTGGTTATGATTGCGTAAATTTAGGAACATATAAAAATACGAATGCTTTTCAAAGCAGGGGTAAATTCGCGCAAGGATTTTATGCTTACACCGGAACCGATTATGGGTTTGTTGCCCAAACCCCAACTGCTATAGGATTTTATAGCCAAGGGAGTACTCCGGTTGGGTTTCAATCAGATAATGATACAACTTCTTTTGTCGCTAAAAATTCCGCAACATATTCTTTTGCTGTGAAAGATGCTTCAAATAATATATATATGACAATTGGCAAAACCGGGATTATAGGCAGATTAAGAGGACAATATGTAGTATATAGTGCAGGAGAAACTATTGATTCGTATACAGTCGTTGCTACATCAGGAGTAATAACAGCAACTACAACTATAAATTTGCCTGTTGCTAGTAGCATGAATAATCAAAGAATATTATACTTAAAAAACTCAAAATCATCGACGGCAAGCGCGTATTATTCAGGGACGGTCGAAGACGCAACGGGTAGTATAATAGTCTCCGCAGGTAGTTGTGTGTGCGTTATATCGGATAGTTCTAGTTGGATTCCTATTTCTAAATTTAGTTATTGAGGAGTGTTTTTTATATGGCATTATTAAAAACAATAACATTGACAAACGGGCTGAGTGCAGAGAATGCTTATTGCCGTATTTATTCAATTATGGGTAATAAATCACTAATGTCAATCGAAGTTAAGTCTTATGTCAGTCAAAGTGCATATACGGAAGATACTCCGTGCTTAGAATCTAATACATATGTATTTACGACTTCAGTTGCGGATGGGGCTACGAATTTCATTAAGCAGGGATATGTATACTTAAAGACCTTGTCTGAATTTTCGAGTGCTACTGATGTTTAAGAAAATCATCATAACAATACTGCTTTTATTAGCAATGCCAATATGTTGCGCTAATCCAATAGAAAATAGCTTGCCAATGGACAAATGGTCGCACATAGGCGCTGGATATATTATCAACGACCAATTGCATAGGCATACACATTTGACACCGTTGGAGCGTACTCTGACGGTGTTTTGCATTGCTTACGCCAAGGAAAGGTGGTGTGATTCTAATTTTGATTGTGGAGATATTGCCGCAACATTAGTCGGCGCGATAGTTTATCAATTCTAGGGGGTCGAATATGCCGTATGAAGAAATTAAAGAAGTTCTGAACGTAATGAGCAATATGATCGACAAAACAGATCATATTAACCAAAAGTTAACTAAAACAATAATTATTATGTCAATTGCATATTGCCTAACTTTTGCGTGTGTGTCATTAGGAGTATCATATTTTTACTTTTGCAATACTAATTCAACGCCGAACATTACACAAAACATGTCCGGGACAGAAGGAAGCAACGCTAATTTGAATTTGAAAGGTGGTAATCAATAATGGCTAAAGCACCGAAATCTCCAAAGTCTCCAAGAAAAGGCGGCAAATAATATGGACTATGAAGCATTAGAAAAGCGCATTGATAAATGCGAGCAAGAAATCCACGACTTAAAAGGCAACAGTAATAAATTAGAATTGCAACAGGCCAAAATGGATACAAAATTAGACTACATAACAGAAATGGTAAAAGACCTAAAAACAGGGGTAGCAAACTTGGCTGAAAAGCCGGGAAGACGTTGGGATACATTAACCAACGCCTTTATTACTGCTGCAATATCGTTTGCTGTTTCTGGCTTGTTGGGTTTAGCTATTATATGGAAGGGATGATTATATGGAGATTGTGCAAAAGGATTGGCCTTGGCCCCATGGGCTAACTGAAAGACAGGATACAAAGTATATTGTAATTCACCATACGGCGGGGCCGCAGAATCAGGATACGCAAGACATATGGGATGAACATATTAATGAAGGTTTCAATGGCATTGGCTATCACCGGGTTTCAAGGGCGACGGTACGATTGTCCAAGGCCGCCCTGATTGGGCGCAAGGAGCACACGCGCAAGGAGTTAATTATTGTTCGGTAGGGATTAGCCTAGAAGGTAACTTTCAAGCCGGAGACACTCCTACAGACGCACAGATTAAGTCGCTAAATGAATGCATTGCTGATTATCAAGATAAATACCCCGATACACAGATTATAGGACATAGGGATGTGGCTGGTATTATTGGCCGTCCCGATTATGCAACGGCCTGCCCGGGCGATAAACTATACGAAATGTTACCATCGTTAAGGGGTGACTAGCCTTGAATGAGCTTGAAAAACAGGTATTACCTTATCTTATACAACTTGCAGAATCGTCACCCGTACAGGCTGAACTAGAAGCCGCAAAGGTGGCGATTATTAATATAGTTGAGAAAGAAGCGGGCAAAGCCGTCCCTTATGGTCTAAAAACCATTTCTCGCTTAATACGGTGGATATATGCAAAATTTAAAAAGGATGTGGAAATTATGGCAGGAATAGCCAAAATTATAGTAAATGATGGGACTAATATATTAGAAGGAGTTACAATTGATTATGTAGTAAGTAATATGTCTTGTACGGCTACAACTGACAGTACAGGGGTGGCAACTATTGAAGGGCTGGACGCTGGAAGCTATGAAATTAAGGCTACTTTGTCGGGATACACCAGTGCAAGCATTACGCTGACTGTCACCGACGATACCACTGTGACAGGAACTATTAGCTTAACTAAAGAAACTACTACAACTACCGAGGAGGAATCAACTGTGTCAACTTCTACTACTACCGCCGCCGAAGAAGCCGCTGCTACCGCTGCTGCTGCAAGTCTAGTATCGAGCGGTGAAACCATTGTAACAAGTACTTCAGACGGATTATCTGCACTAATCAAAACGCTTAGCGCAGAAATTGCTACGACTTCTAGCCCGTGGGTTAAAATTCGAAATTCGGTGGAGATTGCCGCTCTTGCTGGTGCGCTTGCCGGAATAACGGCGGGCCTTACTACGGAACTTAAAAAACTAGCTAAATAATACAAAGGCCCCGGCTAATAACCGGGGCTTATTTTTTATGGAGGTATATATATGGAAGCAAAAGTTTTATTTTCTTATCCAGTAACCGAAATAGGCAAGCTAATTGATTGGGCAGAAGGACCTGACGACGATCCTAGCCACGCTGCTATATTCATGCTAGGCGGGATATGCGAAGCATTAGACAACGGCTTTGTAAAATCTCCCCTGACAGCCTACGATGACTTTAAACACGATATTATCACTGTAGACTTGCCAGACTATAAGGCCGCCGAAAAAGAGTGCCAGAAGTTGCTTGGAACACCGTATGGCTACCGAGCCTGTATCGATGGGGGGTTACATGATCTTCTAGGTATTGCAGTCCCTGGTGACGGAGATAATACAGTGGACTGTTCCGAAGCAGTAACAAGAATCCTTCGCGCCGGAGGCTTAGACATATTCCCCGATTTCAACCCTGATAATGTTACCCCGGCTGATTTAATGAAGAAACTGAAAGGATTGTCTAAATGAAAATACCAGACTTCAAATTCACGATCAATATACTGCCACTGTTAGAACTAATATTTAAAAAGAAGAAATAACATTCCTATCATAGCCCAGCATAGCAATCCACCGATAACCCCATAGACAAACCCTGTAGCTGGTCTTAACTTTTCCTCCACCATCTAATCATCACCTTCGAAAAACTCTGCCACGGTAATCCCTAGGCCATCACATATTTGTTCTAGTGTATTGACCGTCACCGATTTGTTTCTGCCTGACGTTATATTGTTGATTGTCGATTGCATAAGGCATGATCTCTCGGCCAACTTATACGGCGTAATGTGATGCTCTTCGCAAAGTTGTAATAGTCTAACCCTTATATTCATATGCGGCCCCCGAAACAGAAACTTTACATATAGATTAACAACTCAATTGAGAAAAGTACCTACTCAAATGAGTTAAACTATTAAAATTCTGTTATATTGCTACCATCTGATGCTACCGAAATGCTACCATTTTTAAATAGTAACCTCTAGGAAAGCTTATATAGCAAGGGGACAACGTTGCTGGTTAGTTACCGGACAACATGCTTATATCGCAGACAACTTCTTTGATCTCGGAACATTTTACTAGAAGCATGATGATATTGGTGTAATGCTGTCAAATTCCTTGTATATCAAGTATCCAGAAATTAATTGCTACCATTTTGCTACCGAAATAGCATTATTGCAGGCGACCCATTAGCGTAGTAAACTTTTGGGTCGCCTCTTTTTTCATTTTCTGCGTTACATGTAAATATACTTTCCTGGTTGTTGAATCGTCAGCATGACCAAGCCTATCCATTATTTCTTCTAATCCTACCCCGGCCTCCGCTAACAATGATGTATGTGTGTGTCTCAGGCTATGAGGCGTTAAATCTAATCCAATACCAGACTGATGCAGCAGCTCTTTAAACCGATAATCTAATAGTCTTAACCCAATTGGTAGATTTTTATATTTTCTCGCCGTAAAAACAAAATCAGATCGTCTAGGGAGCTTCCCTATTTCTTGCATAACTTCGCTGTCGATATCAATAATTCTTTTTGATGTTGGTGTTTTAGGCGGCAATAGTTCAAATTTCTTAGCATTATTATTTGGATTAAAATATGTTTTGTTAATATTAATTTTATTATTGGTAAAGTCAACATCTTCCCATTGCAAGGCACACAATTCTCCACCACGCATCCCACTATATGCTAATAATAGAAACGCTTGGTAATCCGCATATTTACCGTATGATTTTGCTGTACTAAGAAATGTTTTTAGCTGCTCTTTTTCCATATATTTGGGGATATCGTCTTTAATTTCTATTTTTTTAGGAATTCTAGCATAGTCAGTCGGGTTCTTTTTATCGCTTCAACTTCCATTCCTCTCTTAAATATCATCCTACAAAGCACATGGATTCCTTTAAGAGTATTGCTCGAATACTTCTTGTTATATAGATCAATAAGCATGTCTTGATATTGCTTGCGAGAAATATCTTTCAATATAATACCGTCAAAGTACTTGTAGACCAAGTTAAGTTCTACTTGCCTAGCCCTGACGCTACTTATTTTTACCTGCGTTTTATAAAATTCCATCCATGACTGAGAAAAGTCCCGGAAAGTTATTTTTGCTTCGCGGGCAAAAGACCCGTTATTCAGTTCTATTTTTAGTTCAGCGACTGCGCTCTCAGCATCTTTCTTCTTAGTAAAACCTCCTCTAGACTGTTTTATTCGCTTTCCATCTTTATCAACCCCAATATCAATAGAATAATACCACGTTTTACCGCGCTTAAAATAAGATGCCATTTAATCTCCTTATTTTGTTATCCCTCGTTTTTTTCTTGATCTTCGTGCTCATAAGCTGCTAATAATAATGCAGCTTTTCTTTTTATGCTTAGTTTATTAAATATTCGTAATAATTCCGATTCTTGCTCACCAAGCAATCGCTTATGATGTTCTCCATTTTGTACGATTAATGTGGTATTTTTGTTCCCGTTGATAATCGAATTATGAGATAAGTTGCCTTTATCATCTGCTCCTGTCAAAAGATAATCAATTGTCTCGTTTAAAAATTCAGCTATTTTAGGCAATAGAACCGGTGATGGCGTAACCCCTTTGTTTTTCCAGTCACTTATTGCACCCGCTCTAATTCCCAAAAAATCGGCTAGGTCTTTTTGTTTTTTGCCTTGCTGCTGCAATGTTGTTAAAATTCGTTCACTAATTGAAACCGGCATTTTTCCATCCCTCTCAGAATAATGTTAAAAATTCCGTATTAATGCTAAAAATTCCTTGACGATTGGAAAACAACGCACTATAATAAAAGTAATCCAAGAATTTATATAAAAGGAATACGGCATTATCCGCGAATTGCAGTTCGCGAATAACGAAAATGAGTTATTTTCCATGTTATTGTGTCCCCGATACGACAATATTAACACGAATATACGTCATTTTCAAGACCTTTTTGTAATTTTTGGGGTTTAGAAAGTAAAAATTATAAAGAGAAAGAGGTTGATTGCGTGGAGAAATTATATTCAACTACGGAAATTGCTAATCAATTGGGAGTAACATCACGCACTATTCGTCGATGGATTCGGGAAGATAAGTTAAAGGCAATAAGCACTGGGACTAAAAAATATTATCATTTAAGGATGTCTGATGTTGAAAAATTTATTAACGCCAACTCTACAAACGAGGCAAGCCAATGAATAACTTAAAAATAATTGAGCATCAAGGCAAGCGGGTCTTAACAACCCAACAATTAGCACAAGTGTATGAAACAGAATCCAATAACATTGTTAAGAATTTTTCCCGCAATGAAGATCGATTTGTTGATGGAAGAGATTATTATTTATTACAAGGGCAGGAATTAAAGGAATTTAAGGGCGACATGACCAATAGTCCTTTTGCGCCAAATCTAAATAAGCTTTATCTCTGGACTAATCGCGGTGCAAATCGCCATTGTAAAATACTTGATACCGACAAAGCATGGCAACAGTTTGACGCGTTGGAAGAAACCTATCAGGTTAACATGTCCCCGGTTAAGAAGATGCTACCGGCGGCAGAACATGAAACTGGCTTTCTGAATGCCACAGAGATAGGTAAGAGGATTGGTCTTAAACCAACTGAAGCAAATAAGTTGTTAGAAGATAATGGTCTACAGGCTAAGATTGACGGAAGTTGGCGACTAACCGATGCAGGCAAGAAATATGCAGAGGAAATGCCATATTTGTGCCACGGGCACAGCGGATACCAGATACAGTGGAATGAAGCTGTTGTAAATGAGTTGGACAAGCAGGAGGATTAATAAATAAAAAAGGGACGGCGAAATGAAATGAATGAATATCAAGAATACGCTAAACAAATATTGGATACTGAGGAAAAAAGAAAGGCCGCGTCTGCAATTATTGCTGTAATTGGAGAGCAAGCCCTAGATTATAAAACCGCACATGATGTTTTGCAAGCAATCGAATACTTAATTAACGCAAGTTCTGAGAATACGGAGTTTGATTCTTCTTTTGTCGCTGAGAATCTTTTAGAATGTAATCAGCAACAACCCTAATAGAACATGTAAAGTTTATAAATAGTTCGCATTGATCTCCGCATAGTTTTTCATCTCTGAATGGACAATGTTTTCCAGACAATATAATCACCTCCCAACCTTAAAAACTTCTTTATAGACTAGGGAATACCTTCAAGGAGGCAATAAGTACAATGAGCATCGACAAACTGAATATGGCTTGTAAAGCGGCTGAACCTGTAGTACCACCACACTTTATAAACAAGTCGTGTTATCAGAATTTTCAGATAAATTTAGACACAGCAACGGAGTTATTTGAGCTAATCGACCAATTTGAATTCACTCAGCAACAACAGAATCAACGACTAAACGATATTAAACGGTTATACAGAGATTTATGGGGGAGGAAATAACATGGCTAAGTTGTACGAATTAGCTGCTAATTATGAAGAGCTACTAAATATGGATGATGTTGACGCAGAAACGCTCAAAGACACCCTGGACAGCATCAATGATTCGATTGAAGAAAAGGCACTGAGCATTGCAAAAATGGTTAAAGAGTTAGACGCAGACGCTACGGCGGTAGCAACTGAAGCTAAGAGATTGGCTGATAAAAAGAAAGCATTAGAAAACAGAGCAATATCGCTTAAAAATTATCTTCAATCGAATATGGAGTTTTTAAAGCGTGAAAGTATTAAGACGGGTATATTTACTATCAAACTACAAAAGAACCCTCCTGCGGTCAAAATAAACGACGAGAATGCTATCCCCGATGATTATTTCAATGTAATACCTGCGTCAAAGGTGCTGGATAAAAAGACAATTACCGAAGCGCTTAAAAACGACATTGAAGTTCCCGGCGCGGAG